GGAAATCTTGTTACAGTAGAAACGGCAAAAGCCGTATTTAGGAGGACAAGGGTTTTTATGGTGGATAATAAATATCGACCGCAATATAAATCGCGAAAATTATTATTAAAGGCATTTGTTGCTTATTCACAATTGGCACAAGAGTACACATATTTGAGATTATTTATTTCACGAACAACACGTATGCCAGAAACAATAGGAATTACTCTTAAAGACGTGTGTGAAGTAAATAGAAAGATGAGACTTAAACAATGTAAATGGAAAGATCTATCTGAAGCGAAATCACAAATGGATTCAAGCTTCACAAAAGACGTACGAAGTAAACATTGGAAAGAGGAAATTAAAGATCGAATAGAAGGTGAATCATGGTTTGGAAAGACTTTGAGAACAGCAGGACACAAAATAGCACAAGGAATGGAAGAAGTTATTATGCCAGTTTTGGATAAAGTAGGTTCAACAGTTCAAAGTTTATTTTCAGCATTGCCGGATTTATCAACATGTTGGTTTATATTTAGAACAGTATCAATACTGTTGATTATCGCCGTAGTAGGGTGGTACGCAGTATTGTTGACAAGGAAGATTACACTATTAGTGGATGATTTTATACCTCCAGAATTTGAAGGAGAAGATTTATCGTCAGCTCATAAACAGTTTAGTTTTGCTTTGGTTAAATCAACAGCAACGTCTTTTTTTTCTACAATGAATGAGTCAATGGAAAAATTTAACAAAGCATTTTCGGATTCGGAATATACGAAATTAGTGAAGAAAATGGGAGATTTTTCGGCAGCACTGAAAAACATAGAATATTTGATATCAAAAATCAAAGAAATTCTGCGATGGGTAGTAGATTCGTTTTGCACATGTTTATGTGGGAGACCTTTCTTTACAGATTCACGAAACGTATTTGCACTTAAGAGCAAAATAGAGCAATTACAGAAAATGTTATCAGTGTCAGCAATAGAGTCCATGTCAGGAGAGGATATGCAAGCGTTTATAGATGCTTATATGGATTTAGTAGAAATGCAACCCTTTGTATTTCGAGTAGATAAATGGTTAGGAAGTCAGATTCAAATGACAGTTACAAAAGCCCAGCCGTTTTTCAAGACATGTAAGTTTAATCTTAAAACGAATATCACTAGAATGGAGCCATATTATATATCAATGGGAGGATTACCAGGACAAGGGAAAACAATACTTACAGAAATATTAGAAAAAATGATATTTGATTGTATGAAGTCTAAGTACACGGAAACGTGGTTAAAATTCTTTTCGAAGGATGGAAAGCCAGTGGAATATACAGATGCTTTAAGATACAATCGAATGGCAGAACAGGAGTATTGGGACAATTATGTTAATCAACCTTTTACGAGAGTGGATGATATAGGACAAGATAGTTCGGGACCAGAAAAACGAGCAGCAGAGTTCTTTTCACTGATTCGAATGATTAATAATGCACCTTATCCATTGCACATGGCAGATATAGTGCGCAAAGAAAGCACAGTATTTACATCACCAATAGTAATGACAACAACAAACATGACGGAGGAAACAATGTTGAAACCAGGAGAGTTAGGTATTTTAGATCCAGCGGCGTATTTGCGCAGGCGGGATGTACATATAGAAGTTAAACGAAGGAGTTCATCATTTGTTAAAGAAGGTAAATACAGTAGAGAATATATGGAAGAGTACGATTTACGAGTAGGTCGTCCGAATAGGATGACAGGAAAAGTGGAGGAGTACGTGATATATCAAGGATATCAAGGCCTTATGACTTTAGTGACAGAAATGACACGAGATATGGTAGTACGATACCAAGATTTCAAAGGAATGAAACATATAGACTTTACAGCAGATTTTGCAGTATTAGCACAAGGAGAAGAAATTTTGCACACACGACAAAAAGTGTTGGATATGAAAATTGATCTTATGGAGAAAATGGAACAGAAAGCATTGGACCAAGAGATAGTTTACAAGGCAAAAAGGGCAGTAAACGTAGATGGACAGTCATCAGATGAAGATAATTCAAGTGACGATGATATTTCAAATACGTTTGAACGAGCAGTATCCACGATAGGAGAAGATCTATCAAGTGCGAGAATACAAATGCACAAAATACGTAATATGTGGTACCCAGTACATGCATCAGTATTTTTATTTGCAAAATACCACGGGATTGATTGGCACGATAAATCACGAGTGGAATATGATATGGTAGTACAGTACAGCAAAGATAATCAGTGGGGTTTGACTCACGATGATATAGTAAATGGAGTGGACTTAGGAAGTGTTAGAATGAAAAACGCATGTTATAAGAGCGTATTAAAACACCGATTAGGGGTCGTTTCAGCAAAAAGACAAGTGTATACATCGGACATGAACAAAGAATTGCATGGAGCAATAAAAGCAATTTTGTGTCAGAATGGAGACGCTACATTAGACTATGTATCAGACGTTAGAGGTTATATCGGATTGTCAAATCCGTTGTACTGGAAGATGCAAAAACAAGGAGACAGGGATTTATTGTATCAAGTGTTTGCAAGCAATCACATGAAAGGACCAATATATTTTGATGAGATGCGGTTAGTGGACAACAAATACGACATTAGAATGCTAGAAGCAATAGAAGAGCATATAGATGAGTATTTGTATGATTGTACAAATGAAGTGGACCTAGGACATACCAGGGGGAATAGTAAAGTAATTCTTTTGGGGAATGTAATGGTCAAAATCATGGCAGCGTTTATTATAGTCTCAACGATAGTAACGGCATGCATATGGTTGTACAAAGCACTAGATCCAAGCAGAGACATAGATATGACATTTGCAACTCCACAATCACGGGATCCCCGATTGATCAAACGACAACAAGAAGCGGCACAACGCAGGCCAAATGTAGTGAGGTTGGATCATGCAAAGAAGCACATGGAGGATGTGTCATTAGGAGAAGCAAAAAGGCAATATACGGACGAGCAGGCGGAAACACTTACAGTGAAAGTACGGAAAAATATTTATGAACTTCAAGGAGAAAGAGATGGAGTAGTAGTAAATATGCACGCATTAGGGATCAAGAAAAACGTATTTGCAGTACCAGGACATTTTATGGCATGGAAACCACAGACGTTGTTTATGAATCGATTAGGTGATGAAGTCACTTATCAATTTGACGTACAACATATAGTGTGGAGATATGTGCGCCCAATAGAAGGACTGAGTTCTGCAGATTTAGCGCTAATACATGTGCCGGGAATGCCAGAAGTCGCAGACATTTCAAAACACTTCTTTTTGAAAACAGATGAGTTAGAAGGAACACTAGGATTGTGTAGGGAGGATTATTTAGGTATTAAGGATGAAGTCCGAACATACAAAATGATAGAATCACCCTCAGCGATTAAAGTAGTGGATTCTACATGTTATCTGAAAAAAGAAGAAGGAAAAGGGCAAACTGTTAAGCAGATTGCAATGATAGAAATGAGTGCACAGGACGGGTATTGTGCCAAGCCATACATTTACCATAACACGAAAATGTTGAGGAAATTAGGATGGCTTCATATAGCAGCAATGAAGGACAGAGCATTGGCGGGACGCCTGAATCAAGAAGATATAGCTGAGTTTGACAAAATCATGGATCAGAATTTATCGGCGGCGCAATTACAGATGCAGCGCTTTGATTTGAGGGATACCCCGTTAATATTATCGGAACATCAGCAGAGAGTACAATTCACGGAAACAAGTGATAAACTTTCTTATGGAATGTTATCAGCAGGAACAGTATCAGTTACATTTGCCAGCCCAGGGAAATCGGAAATAGTGCCCACACCAATGGCACATAACACTTATTTGCAAATGGAGGGAAAGATGGTTCTACATCCGCCTCCGTTTCCAATAACGGATGCACCAGCAGTGCTTTATAAAAAGGGTGATAAGGATCCTATGGAAATAGGTGTATCAGCTCTACGGAAAAAGAAACAAATCTTTGGCAATTACTTGCAGAAGGAAGATTTTGAAGGAGTTTTCGTGGAAGATGCATTGAAAAATTCTACAGGAAGAGTACTTACCCTTAGAGAAGTACTAAAAGGCATAAAATTTCGTCATAATTCACATTCTTTGAAACGTGATACAAGTGCAGCTTTTTATTTGAGAATGTTTATGAAACAGAAAAGGTTTTATTTAGATTTGACAGATGAAGAGTTCGCGCAACGTAAGAATAAAGAAGATATGGAGTCGTTAGGAGAAGGAGTGTATTTACACAAACAGATTTTGCATTTAGTGCAAATGTGGTTTGAAGCACTTCAATCAGGACAATTAGAGCGAAATTGGGTTATTGCCATGCTGAAGGATGAAACACGACCACTGGACCGAGTGGCAGCATGTAAAACAAGGGTGTTTTATGCAGGGAATTTTGCATTTTTAATAGTAAGTCGAATGATATTCGGAGAATTTACGTCGTTTTTGGAAGAAAACTGGATGTACACGGATGTCGCAGTAGGCTGCAATCCGTTTTCAGCGGATTGGAAATTAATATTTGACAAGATTACTCGATTGGGAATGTCAGTGAAGGATGATGATACAGAAAAATGGGACCAACATTTTCCTGTTACAGAATTTTGTAACAGTTTTCCAACAGCATATTGTGAGTTTTATTCAATAGAAAAACAAATAGCGCACATACAAGTAGGGGATATGGTATTTCAAATATCACATCGTACCTTAATTTTCGCAGTTACAATGGCGAATTTTTATTGTGCAATTGTTATTAAGAAGGAAGTGATATTTCGGGTGTTTCAAGCATCAGGAGTGGATCTTACTACGATTTTTAACAGTATTTGTAATTCAGCAATTAATAGATGCATAATTCGAATAGAAACAGGACGGCCTTTTAAAGAGGTGGCCGATCAGTGGACATATGGAGATGATCTTCTCCTGAATTGCCCCTTGGTTTCAAGAAAAAGAATGTGGGAATTAGCGAAGAAAATGTTTGATCACACGCGGACGGATCCTGATAAAAAGGAAGCGGCGGAAGATACAAGTATATTTAAAGCGTTTTTCTTACAACGAAGATTTGTGCAGGACATGGGAATCATGAAATGTCCGTTAAATATTGAATCGATAACAACAATGTTACAATGGGTGTTTAAGCCGAAATTTCCAACGACATTAGATCAGCAGTTCAGACAGAATTGTACAGTGGCGTTAATGGAATTATCAAGACATCCGAAAGAATTATATGAAAATTATCGGACTGAAATAAATGTTTATTTACAGCCGCGTCCCATATTACTTACATGGGAGGACGCACAGTTAGAAGTTTTCAACAAGTGCTTGTTTCAAGTATAAGCACATGTGGTCGGCACATAAACACCGAGAGGAGATATCCTACTAAATATATAGCTACGCTTAGGCCTAGCGATCCAATACTTAATTCGTAAGTGGGAATTTGAAGTTACCTTATGGTATCCCATGTATCGGAGATTGGAAAATCTTCAAATTTATATATCCCGAGGTATAAGCCGCCGGAGGAGTTTTTGATTGGCCTGCACTTACAACCGTAAATGTAATGACTAACGAGTCAGCGTTGGTGGAAGGGGGAACACCCATAACAACATCCGTTACTGGACTGACACAATTTAAAGAGCAAACCGCTCAAACAGATATAGACGATTGTCAATTATTTGGAACACGCATTTGGAGTAACCCATTTGCAACAAGGACACCAGATTTCTTGAAGAGATCATATTTGATAGCCAGTATTACTTGGACATCAGCATCCACTATTACGTGGATACCACTGATAGGCGCGTTGTCGCAAACAACGGCGGCATTAGCAGTGTGGAAACTGTACGCATTAGCGCGCTGTTGTTTCAAAATAGATTTCAAGTTAACCTCCAGTATTTACCATCAGGGTAGTGCAGTAGTAGGTTGGCTTCCATGCATTAATACAACAACAGTGCCACAAACACTGCAGCAATGTACAGGATATCATGCTACAATAATTTCAGCAGCGAAACAGGACAGCGTTTCAATGTTGATACCATTTTGTAGCCCAGAAGATTGGTTTCCAACAAGTGGATTTACCTCCACAAGCAATGAACATGCATCAGTATTCTTTAGGCCATTGAATACATTATTGACAACGACAACATCGATAGCAGCATCAATTCCCGTAGAAATATGGGCATCAATTGAAGAATGTGATTTATCGGGAGCGAAGTCGCAAATGGCAAAGAAGAATGCAGAAGCAGCAGCGAAAGAGCAAAAAGGTAAGGATGAAGCAGTAGGATCAGTGATTAGAAATACATCACAACTAGTACGACGAGTGCCCGTAATTGGGGCAGTGTGGTCACCAATAGCAGATGTTATTAACACTATATTTGGCACACAGCTATCAAAACCAGTTACAACGGCAGCAGCTAGTAACATGATGTTCAGATACGCATCGGATGTTACACAAGCCGATGGAGTGACAGAAGCATCAACTTTATCTTTATATCAAAATCCGCGAACAGCAGTGGGACCAACTTTATTTGGAATGGATTCGACCTATATGAGTTTGAGAAAAATAGCGGGGACACCGTTATTATTTGATACTATAGGATTCAATGGAACCACAGTTGTAGCATGGAGTACATCAGTGCTCCCATCACAAGTGGGATCGGTGATAGTTACACAGGATTATTTGTGTTCAACAGTAAGATTGATCAAGTTTTACAGGGGAAGCATTAAATATCTTTTTCAGTTCATTATGCCAGGTTTTTATGCATGTAGATTCCGCTTAAAAATGTATTATGGTACGGTAGTAGATCCCGGGGATGTACCGTCAATGGTATTTGACGTAAAAGGCGATACTATAATTTCGATAACAGCACCAATGTTGAACTATCGAGCGTGGTTTGATAAAACCAACTCTAGTAATTTAATAGGAACATTAATGTTGGAGCAGATTACTGGAATTATAGGTTCGCCATCACCAACAGTTGCAATAATTTATTGTAATGTATTTCGAGCAGGAGCAGAAGATTTGCAGTTTGCAGTCCCTACTGATGTTTTTTCATCAGCGTTCAAGGGGCCAGAAACACGAACATATGCGAACAATGAAGATTTATCTGGAGCTAAGAAGCAGATGAATCTTCGGAAAGCATTTTCTGTTCAGTTTGATCCCATTGCGCTAGGCCAGTGTTTTACACAGGAACGAAACGCAGTGATGGCAGAAGAAGTACAAACACTTTTAGATTTGTTGAAACGACCAGCAACAGGGTATACTGTGGCACAATTAGAAATGGGAATTACATCTACGTTGTCAGCTCACAAGCTGATAATGTCACATTTCATGTTTTATCGAGGTTCAGTAGTTTATAGACACATGCATTTAGGAAACACTACAACACATAACGATGGGTGGTATCTGAATCTTAGTGGAACAACAACAAACAAATTAGATGTAGGATGGGCAGCGGCCTATCAAGCAGCCACACCGATGTGGCAAACGGAGGCAATTAATGTGCCGTGGTACTGTGCAGTACCATATGTCCCGTCAGCATTAAACTTAAGTTATATACACACGACATCAACAAAGGTAACAACGCCAATATTACCGAAATTAGCACTCGCAACGCCGGACACAGTTACATTATCAGCGGGCGATGATTTTATGGGATTATTTTTAGTTCCATGGGGCACTTTGGCAACGGACGAAGCCCCACGTCAGAGTGCATCTGCGCACTCGTTAAGCGGCAGAAAATACGTCAATGTTTAAACATTTATTTTTAATTTATAGTTAGTAGTATTAAGAAGGAAGAGAAAATGAAAAGAAAAGTATTGAAGTCGTTAATAGAAAATTAACAAAACAAAGCCTATCCAGTTGGGGCTAATAATGACGATGGACATTAACATAAATCGTAAGTAGTATAAACTTGCAAGAATGCTACCAGAAATGGGAGGGGCTCTTAAGTGGGCGGCAAGAATACGAAGAGATTTAATATCAAGGAAGTTTGGGAAGAACGAACCACCTTTGCTGGCGAGAAGCAAAGGCACACTGAAGTGGTATGTTAATAAGCAGTTAGAGTACACACGGGGAACTAAATCATTGGTGTTCACTACATGCAAATTTTACTTTGCCCCTTTGCGAAGATATACTGTAGTTTGAGAATAGGAGATTCAAATAGTTATAGAGAGTTAGGAAGGGCTGTAAGCGTGAGGTTCACTCGAAAGAGAGAGCACGCGAACAGCAATAACGAAAGAATTATAATGAATAATCCGAAAACAAGAATTACGAAGTTCTGAAACAAGAGAAGGGAAAGTTGAAAATTTGATGGTAAAAGTGAAAATCTTAGGAAGCACTAAACATTTCGAATGTTACAATGATCGACATAGCCGGGTGAATAAAACTAAACCTGCAATATATACTACAACAGCCAACACTAATTTTACGATTGGTGCTTTTGCGGCCGAATTCATAAGCGGTCAGCGG